AAGACGATATTGAAGCTGGACAAAGTGCTACTTGGTCTAAGACTTTGACTTATTCTGTTCCTGTTGATTCAATGAAATACCTTGAATTACAAGATGTTAAAATGTACAACGATGCTTCACTTGTTCCTATAAAAATATTCCAAGGTGAAGTTAAGACAGAAGTAATTAAAGGTATTTCTAACCTTACTAAGATTGGTAAGTCCTATCAATTCTATGATATTGATGATTTGAAGTTTAGTAACTGGTATGGTAAGAGAGACCCTAATGGTTGGTATAGAAATGCTTTCTACAAGAAAAATTCTTGGACTAAAGTAGGTATTGGTAAAGATGAAGAAGAAGCATTATCACCAGAAAACTTGTATGATATTGAAGATTGTTCTATCTACCTAAATGAAAAGTTAGCACAATTTGATGAATCAAATAGCAATATGCCATACAAGATTTGTTCACTTACAACAAATGGTGACAAGTCAATCAGATTAAAGTTTGGTGATGGTACAGTTGTTTCACCAGGTCTAGTTACTGAAGAAGATAATATCTATGTTCGCTATATCCAATGCGAAGGTGCTAAGGCAAATAGAATTAGTAGTAATACAGCCGAAGTAAAGGCTAATAACAAGTTCTATGCTACTTGTCCTGGTGGCATTATTGATGTTACTGGTAACATCAAGATTACATTGAATACTGATATTATGGATGGTGTAGATTTTGAAGACCAACAAAGTATCAAGAACAATGCCCCATTATATTTTGCTAGTAATAACAGACTTGTTACTAAACAAGATTTCGTATCATACTTTAGAGGTTTGACCACACCACTAAAGGTTAAAAATGCTATTGCTTGGGGACAAGATGAAATAGAAGATTTTGATAATGGTGGTCATACTACCTACAAATACATTCAAAATTGTATTTGCTATTGTATAGCCGCTAGTTTGTACAAGACAGACAATGCTGTCCATTACCCAATAAATGTATTGACTGATACATCTACAAACACTAATGGAACATTCTCTTTGTATGGTACAAATAGAAGTTATCTTTCACACTTGACAGACTTTATCAAGATGATTCTAAGCTACGATTCATTCCATTCTACACAATATACAGAACAACCACAAGTCCAATGGTTGAAGAATGTAAAGAAGATTCGTGAAAATGCTGAACCAAAGATGATAATAAATTCTAAACTTTATTCATTACCACCTATCGTACAATACTATGATGTGGTTGGTACTGTTACTGTAAATTCATTATCACAAATGCAAGAATATAAAAGGGAAGTTGAAAACAAGATTTACAAATGGCTTGAATACAATTCCAATTTTAGGGAAAAGATTTACAAGTCAGATATTGTACATTTCTTTACAGAAAGGGAAGAAACCAAGTATGTAGATTTGGATATTCGTGTATCTGATATTATCAAGACAAAAGATATTAACTATGTCTTTGATGTAAGTTCATATCCATTGGAAGAAATTTATAGCTACAATCCAAACATTCCTGGAAGTGATAGTAGTTATTCAGGCACACCTTACAATACAATCACCATTCCAAATGAAGATAGGAATGGTAACAAATTGACTGCCCAAATGATTGAAAACAAGACAGTACAATTAACATTGTATGCCCCTAATGCTAGTGGAAATAGTTATTCAAATAGAATTAAATTACAAGTTACTCCTTATTCAGTAACCGAAGGTAAAAATTCTATTACAATGACAATTTACGGTGTTGCTTCCTATACAAATGTAGGTGTAGGTAAGAATAGCTTGCTTTACTTGAACATACCTGCAGATAATGATTTCTATTCATTGTCTAGTTTCTCTACACAAAATGCTAGAGCCTATGGTTTGACAAGTGATGAAGTAAATGGTATTCAATCAATGGTAAATGCTTGGGTAAGAAATTCTACTGCAATTCGTGAAGCTGATAGGGCTATTCCATTACCTTATTATGTTCAAGCATTGAATAACAATACCCGTGAAGAAACCATTCTTAGAAAAGGTATTATTCAAAATGCCTATGAAACACAATTAACAGAAAAGTCATTCTGGCTATATTTCATTCCAAGCATAATCAAGCAATATTACAAGAGTTCATTGATTGATTTCAATGATGAAGATTTGAACGGTGATTTATGGACTAACATTGACAACTTGGTTTACGATTTGTACACACAATTAAAGGCTACTTTCTGTGATAGTGTACTTGATGATAATAACAACATTGTAAACTTTAGTATGGATAATGAAATACCAGTAGTTCGTTTGAACATAACATATAAGTATGGTAATTAAGTATGATTAATGTTTCTTTAGAAAATGAAACAGATTGGATTGTTAAGGGAACGGTTACCTCCGATGTTAGTGAAATAAATCTTGAAGATGATGAATTTAGAATTGAATTAAAAGATTTATTGGAACACTACATCAAGAGAAAGAAGTCCGCTGAAATGGTAGAAGCCTATCAAAAGGATTCTACCCAGACTTTGAGTATTTCTAACAATGAAGTGAAATTAGTTCCCTTGAAATGCCCAGTATGTAAGGGTACTGGTTTGGCTGTTACCGACTATCCAATGGGTAGAAACCCAAATGATTCTACTTATGAACACGGTATAATTGAGAAAAAAGGTAGTGTATTCGTAAACCCACTTATACAATTATCCGACTATTCCAATTTGCCTGATACATATTTCCCTAGTAATTTTCCTTGGGCTACCTATGGTCACCCAGAAATTGCTAATGACCCTTTGTTAAAGGGTATATTAACTTATACATCAAATTATCCTGCATTATCACCAGCAATATACAAGATTGAAGGAACAAATGAATACTACTATTACACAAACGATATAATTACTATTGATAATGTTGATTATTACATAAAACGTAGAAATAAATTTACCATTAGTATAAATTCAAGTGATAGTTTACCACCTTCCGTTGAAGGAGGACTTGCCAGCTATTCTTATTATGGATATTGTGGTGAAAAGATTTGGTATTTAAAATCTGACCCTACACACTATTACTACTATGTTAAGGAAGGTAGTGATTATGTTCGTAAAGACAATTGCTACTATTGTCAAGATAGTGATGGTTATTCAACAGGTAATGACCCTAATGCTTTTACAGTTTGTGGTGAAGAAAGAAAGCCTATTTTGACAGAAGAATTTTATTCCAATGTTTCAAAATACAACAATTCTGATATGAAGTCATTGATTGAAAATGGCTTCCAATTTTGGATTTCTGAAGATAAAAAAGAACTTAACTTTAGATTAACTATGAGGGGTAAAAGTTCCACAAACCCAAATGGTTATGAAGATAAATTAAAAACAGAATTATACAAGAATGAATTGTATGAACCAACCGCTGACGATATTGTTGTAGATGATGATGAAGGTACAAAAACCCTTTATAGTGGAAGAGTTGGATTCACACTTGCTATTTGTACAATTAGTTTGGATGCTACACATAGAATTTGTTTCAACATCACAATAGCCCCTACATTTAAGTCAAGTGATATATTCAGAGTTGATAATGAAGAGGATAAGATATTACAAATTCCAACAAAGCCTTACAAGGTTTGTCCTATTTGTAGTGGAACACATTATCAATTAAATTATTCTGCATATAATGGAAGCACAATATCATTTGTTCAAGAAAGGGATTGTGATACTTGTAGACAAAGTAATTACTATATGGACAGATATGCTTATCCTTACTACAATGCCCAAAAGTTTAATGATATGATATACTTGAATAATCATAGTGCTACATATTCATCAACCTATGATACTTATTGGAAAAAGAATAAGTATGTAACATCTTCAATAAATGATTACGATTCTACAAGAACTAATTTGTATGCTGCCTACACATCAGCAATAATTCCAAATTATCTTGTAAATGAAAGTACAATTGATGTTCTATCACCTACACAAGCAGACCCACAATATACAACCAAGGTTCGTAGCTTTGAATTTTGTTATGATGAAGGTGTAGTAAGTTCTTACTTGCTAGACACTGATAAATCAAGATTTTGTGAATTGCCTTGGGATGGTGAAGAAATATCCTTACCCGGATTCGTCTATGTTGAAGAAAATGGTGCTTGTATCTACGATGATTTGAATGTAAATCTTATTAGACAAGATATTGATGTAGGTGTAAGTGGTGTTACAATAGATGATATGGTAGGTAAGACTGTATTCTTTGGTACAGAGGTTTAATATGGTAGAAAAGGTAAACAATTACGATGAAAGAAATGCTACTGGTCAAGACTTTGTAGAAGATATTAACACCTACAACAAGAACAAATATCAAGTACGATTCAGTAATTTTCCTAACTTTACTGGTCATAAACTTAATATGAATGTTCTTAACTTGTATTGTGAAAGTATCACTATTCCAGATATTTCCATTTCTATTCTACATTCAATGTATATGCACGAAGACCAAAAGCACCCTAACCCAATCGGTGATAGGGAATTGCAAACTATTACTTTGACTTTTCAAGTAGATGAAAACCAGAAAAATTGGTATGCTTTCTACAAGTGGATGTACTTTATGCGACATGGTCAGACTTGTGGTAAGAAGTCCTTAATAGGTGAAGAATTGCTTAGATTTGATTGTATAGATACTATTGAAGTTTTGAATTGTAATAACCGTGGTGAAATTATTTCCAAGATGAAATTTCATCATTGTATTTTGAACAACATTTCAAGTATGGAATTGAACTTTCAAACATCTGAAATAGCAAAGTTTACAGTTACATTTGAAGTGGAAAACATTGATTTGGATTTATTGACTGACGAGGAATAATGAAATTAACTTACAAATGTAAAGAATGTGGTGAACCAATCCTTACACACAATGGGTTGGTTTCTCATATTACGAATTATCATAAGATTCAACAGAAAGATTACTACGATAAACACCTAAAGCAAGAGGGTGAAGGCAAATGCCTTATTTGTGGTAAAGATACAGAATTTGATAATTTATCAGTAGGATATAAGAAGTTTTGTAGTAGAAAATGTAGAGATGTTCATTTAAAGCAAACAGGTGAAGAATTAAAATTTCATTGTGAAGTTTGTGATTGTAATGTTGTTTCAAATAGTCCTAAAAGTTTCTACACAAAGGTTCAAAGACACCTAGAAACACACAACATTTCATCAAAGGATTATTATGACAAATACTTGAAAAAGCCGGGTGAAGGTATTTGTGAAACTTGTGGTAAGCCTACAACATTTAATAGTTTGTTCAAAGGGTATGCCCGATATTGTAATGGCTCTTGTTCTTTCATTAATAAAAAGACAGAAGAATTTAAACTAGAAAGAGAATTTAAGAAAGAAAGACAAAATGAAAAACTAAAGAAAGAGGAAGAATATAAAAATTATATTCAAGAATTAAAGGACAGGGTTCACGAATTTGACTGGGAAGGTGAAAGAAATACTTGGGCTGGTGGTACAAAACCAAGATATGTTGATACTAAGGACAACCTTTTAACCGACAATAGTATGACTTACATTGATGGTCAAGAATACCAAGCACAAGGTCAAACCATTACTATGAACCAAGAAAATGAAATAGATTGCTCGGACGATTTTGATAGCTACAATCAACAATTTTGGCTATAAATACTATGAGGAAGTATAAATGGCGAATGAATCAGAACAATTAGAATATTCTAAAGCTACCGCCTATGGTGTAGCTAAATTGAATGATAGTATAGCTAAGGTTGATACTAAGATTACTGATATTATCAAACTTAAAAAGGCTGAACCAAAAAGCCCTATTAGAGCTATATCTAGTCCAAAGATAAGTTTTGATTTTAAAGGATTCCAAACAAGAATCGGTGCCATTTTTACAAGTGGTGCTAGGGCATTTACTGCACCATTAAGAAGTTTCAAGCAAGGATTTAGTAGTGCTATTAGCAAAGTTACTGGAATGTTTTCTAATTTGAATCCATTCAAGGCTGTTGGTGCTATTAAAGAAAAGTTTACCAATATGAAAGAATCTTTCAAGAAATTTGTTGGTAAAGATGCGGAAACATTGAAGAAAAGATTTTTTGAAAATTGGTACAACCCAGCTAGGGTTGCTGCTATACAATGGTGGGTTGGTCATAACCTTTGGAAGAGAGAAGCCAAAAGGGAAGCTAAACGAGCAGAAAGGGCTGAAAGAAAAAGAAATGGTGGTGGTCTAATCATAAGGGGTGCAACCAATTATGAATTGGAAGGTCGCTATTATCGCATTTGGAACAAGCCTGCCAAAGTAGCTAACATTTGGGCTAAAGAATTTAACAAGGAATTAAAATTAAAAGATAAAAAGTATAAGGGTGCCGAAGCTACACAAGGTCAAGTATTTGGTGCTATTGCCAAGTCCGTAGATAAGATTGCCACCGCAGTATCTTGGTTCTTTACTGGTCCTGGCTTTGGTATTGGTTTGGCTATTGGCTTGACACCACCTATCCTATTGTTATCTGCTGCCATTGTAGGTGCAGTATGGTTGATTTGTGATACGATTGAAAAACTTGTTACTCCATTAATTGACCCTGTCAAGGATATATTATCTTCTATTGGAACACTTGTATCAACCGTTACGGGAATAGCTTCAAAGATATTAAGTATTTTTGATAGCCCTATTTCTGCGGTTGCTAAAGGTGTTAAGGGAGTAGTGAACAAGGTTGGCGAAATGCTAAGTCCTGAAGAACCAGCCAAGAATATAATGGAAGTAAACTTTGAACCAATCACAACATTATTGAGTGGTGCGGTAACTAAATTCAATAAATCATTTATTACACCATTTATGAAGTCATTTGATGTTCTTTCTACCAAGGCTATTGCTTTCTTTGAAAAGGAAGAAATGAAGAAAGAACCATCATTACCAAAGGCTGCATTTGACAAATTGTCAGATATGACACAAAGCATTATGAGTAAGTCATACAATGCTGCCAAGTGTGTTTATAATGATTTGAAGAGTGGATTGTCTAACTTATTCTCAAGTAACAAAGACAAGTCTGTAGTTACTGCAGCTAACAATGACAATGCCTTTAGCGAATTAACTAAATCATTCAATGATATGAAGAATGAAAGCATTGTAATTCTTGAACAAATTAAGACAGCTGTTATTGATATTTCCAAGAATAGAGTTCAAGTAAATCCAATAGCTAATGTTGGTAATGCTACAACAACAGATAACAAGTTACAAACACCATTGAATGTTGTTGTAAATAATCCAACACAAGGCGAATTATTGGATGCTATCAAGTCAATCAATTCTGGTGTTATGAGTATAGTAAAGAATACTGCACTTGATGATAGTGGTAAGTTTAAGAATAATGCCGATGCAGGTGGTGTTTGGGCTATTGATTAATTATGTCATTTAAAGTCATTAATACACAAGATATTGTTACACCTCAGCAATCAATGATGGGGTTAAATGCTTTTACTGTTCAATTATATAAGAACAAGTATTTCCAAGAAAATTCTCGCTTTTGGAAGTTCGGTTCCAATGGTATGTGCGGATTCTCTGCAGTAGCACAAGACAATATCCAATTAAGTTTTAATACCGATTGGACTGAATCCGGCGGTGCTAAACTTGGTAAAAAAGTTAGTAGTATGATTTCTAGCACAAAACTATTCAAGGCATTGGCTGCCCAAAGTGATAAAGGCTTTCAACCTATCATTCTATCGGATGCCTGGACACAAAAGAAAGTTAGTGGCACATCACCATTGAAAGTTTCTTTAAAATTTAAATTATATTATAACCAAAGAAATGCTGCAGGTAGCCACGATTACAAACAAGTTATTATGTTCTTGACACACTTATGTTCACCTGCCAAACCTGTCCAAATGGGTACTGATTCAGTACGATTGGTTAAAAATGCCTTGGATGGTGCTTATAACATTGGTAGTGAATTAATGGAAGATTTCAAGGGTGCTTTTACACGAAAAGACCAAGAAGGTGTAGCTGGCTATATTGCCGCTGCAGTTAATGTGGCTGATTCAACCGTAAAGAACCTTACAAGCACATCTTGGGGTGGTATAAACAATGGTAACTTTACCGTCCTATTTAATTTGGGTGATAGATTATTCACACACCAAGAATCACAGAGTGATAACCTTGTGGATTGGATTGTAAATTCTTTTTCATTTACACCATCTACACAATTCCATTGGGATGAAGAATCAAAGTTGCCATTACCTTTATGGTGCGATTTCACACTAGACTTAGAAACACGATTTGCCCTTTCTAACAAATCAGTTTATGATATTATGCACCAAAATAAAATTATGTTATCTACACAAGATGTACAATAAATTAAGATATTGGCTCAATGGTATAAGTATCTTCTGTACCAAAATGCCAATGTCTAACCCAACGATAACCGGCGGGTAAGCTATACAAATTCTTATGGCTTGCTAGGTATTCTTCACCTTCAACAGCGTCACCAATTTGTACAACATTTCTTGAACCATCTGGCTTAACATAGGCTACATAATTTGAGCCTACTTGATTTCCATTTGAGTCTTTCTTAGATTGAACAACTTGGGTTGTTCCATTATCAAATGTGGTAGTTCTAACCTCAGTAGTAAGTTCACCGGCGGGCTTTGTAGGAGCTTTCTTACCGGTTTCCTCGTATTTTTCCCATATACCCACACTATTAGCATTTTTATCAAAATAATACATCCATACACCTGCATTAGGAACTTGGTCTAATTGACACTGAATATTAAAATCAACATAAATTGGGTCGGTTGGAATGGCATTACCATTCTCATCACGAATAATTTTTCTTTCTTTGGAATATGTTACACTCCAACTTGAAATGTAAACTGGTATTTGTCTTTGTAGGATTCCAGGTAGGATTCTTAATTTCCAAAGTTTTGCACCATAATAGTTCTTTCTATTTGCTGGTCCTTCAACACGATTTTGGTCGTCCCTTGATGTAACTAGAACTGCAGCCTTGTCAATAACATCACCAACAGTATTAGTTACCGCGTCTATTGCATTCATTATAGCCCCATTGTCCTTTTGACTTGACTTATCAACATTACTACCTAATGCTTCAGGGACAGACTTAATAACACTTGTTACATTATCCAAACCTTGTAGAACACCATTAATAAGGTTGTTACCCATTGAGTTCACACTTACTTTGGAAGCAATACTTGGTTGTGCGAACAAAGCCAATGCTGTTTCCCAAGTAGTCCAACTTGTCAATGCCTTTGTACCAATGGTTTCTGTTGTATAAATTCTAAAGTCAAGATTGAATGTAGGTAAACTTGCTACACCATCATAGACTCTATCTGATTGTTCATCTACAGCATTCCAAGAACGGTCATTACCACCAATGGTAGTTACGATTTCCATAAGTTCATTTCCCAAATAATCTTTGACAAAGTTTGTAATGGAAGCACCTGGACCTTCAGACCATTTTGTACTCATAGTAAAGTTTGGTAGTTGTTTCAATACACCAATTAATCTTATTTGACCATTATTTTTACCATTATTTACAGATGGGTCATAAGTAACCAATTCAAACAAGTTATTACCATATTCCTTTAACAATGATTCATCTAAATCCTTTAATAATGCGTCAGGTTCATTCTTGATTGGCTTAGGTGGTATAACACCATTATTTTTAGCATTTTCTTCTTGCTGTTTTTGAAGTTCATTTTGTTGTCTTTTTATTTCTGCGTCTGACTTTTTTTGACCTTCTTTTTCAGCTTTTTCAAAGTCTTTTTTAGTTGGTATTCTTTGTTTACCAGTCTTTGGGTCAGTGGTAGTCTTCTTTAATGCTTCAGCTTTTTGAAAGTTTTCGGAAGCTCTTTTACTAGCTTGTGGGTCTCCTTCAAGTTGTGCTTTTTGCCATTCAGCATAGGCTGCAGCCATTCCTGCACCCATATTTCCCATTGATTGATTACCTTGACCATTATTGTATAATGTTGCCATATTATAAACCTCTAGATATTTATTACACACCTATAAATACATTATGGGTTTGAAAATAACAGATTTTTATTCAATGCGACCAAAGTTACCATTTCGTTTCAAGACGGATTGGTTTACTGGGCTATTGAACAAAGATGATGTATTATCTTATTGTGTAACATCTATTTCCGTTCCTAAACCTGAAATAGAAAACACACTAGGTTTTTCTACATTTGGAAATGCCTTTATTTCTATGCCTACATTTAGTCCAGGTCATAGAAGATTAGATATTACATTTGAAGAAACAGATGATATGTATGTTATCCAATTCCTTGATGAATTGTTAAAAAGGTCATATTCAAAAGAACCATACCATTTGACAATAGGTGTTCACCATTACGATGAACACTTTCAACACGAAACTATCGTGGGGTATGTTTGCCATTTAAGTTCTTATGATGAACCACAATTCAAGAGGGATGGTCAAGCACAAGCTATCACTGTTACAGCTAAATTTATAGTTGATTCTATCATTAACAATTTTAGTGCTAACCAAGCCATTGTAGGATTCACTAGAAAAGCCGCTGATGGTTCTTTGAATCCAGATATGGACTTGCTTGTTATTGATAACCAAAATGATGAATTTAGATTTGGTAATTTGAAAGTTCCTGTAGATACAAGTGGTATTTCAAATAGTGGTTACAATCAATATAGAAATGCAAATGTAAAGGAATTAAGACAACAAATGAAGACTGCAGGTGTAGATACAACAAATCTTTCACAAGTTACCGAATGGCTACGAAACAATACAAATTATTATTCTGGTACTGCTGGTGGAAGATGTGCTTCAGGTGTATCATTGGCCGTAAGTATTGTTGAAGGTAAAGACCAATACTCATCACACGGTAATGGTAATACTTTCAACATAGATGGTGCTAAGAAGAAACAAATGAGTGCTAGTGAAATTGATAAGAAAGCTGCTAACCTTAAAAATGGTGAATCATTTGTTATTAGTTTCAAAGACCTTAATGATGGTAAGGCAGGTACATCTTCTAGTGAAGAATTTGGTCACGTAGTCATTGTTTCAAGAGATTCTACAGGTCAATTAACTTATACCTCAGATTTCAAACAAAATAGTTGGAGAACTTATGGCAATATTGATACTTTGATTAAGAATGGTGCAAAATTTGATGTTATGGAAACCTAATGTATGGCACTAAATGTTATTGAAAATTTTTACGCAAAGAAGAGCATTAAGTTATCTGATGCGTTTACTGTCTTTTTACGATTCAAGAATGATTTCATTGAATATCCAAGTTGTGTAGGATTTTCTATTCCTAAACTTGAACAAGATGAAGATGTTATGACTTATGGTAATACATCGCAAACATTCTTGATTCCTAAGTATGATAGCTGTAAAGAATTATCTTTGACATTCTACGAATACATTATAAACAAAAACTTGATTGGTGAAATATACAAATTAATTGATGAATATAGCACATACACACTTTCACAAGTATTCAGTAATGAAATTGGTTTAAGCAGAAACTATGGTGCTTATGATGAAAAGTTTCTACCTGAAATAGAAATTAAAATTGCTAACAATGTTCTACACCGTTGGATTTACCATTATAACTTTAAGAACCTAAAGATTGTAAACTATAATATACCTTCATTTGAAGTACAAGGTGATGCCCCTTGGCAGATTACTGTCAATTTCTCTTTTGAATCATTTGAAAAGGGGGTAATCAATGAAGAAATTTGGACTACACCTAAGAAGAAACAAAATGTACCTGCTAAGACTACCGACACACCACAAGTCAATGACCCGAATGGTAAAGTCAATGTTGATGGGGTAGATGTAAATGGTCAAGATATTTCCAAAGACCCTGAAGCTATTCAATCTGAATGGAAAGAAAGTATCAACAATGACGATTTACATACAATGGATAATGAACCATTGATGAATCCATTATTCGGTGAATTGGGTGATTTAGATGATGATGAAATTACACCTGAAGTCCAAAGTGAAATGTGGAAGCAAGATGTAAACAATGACGATTTACAATCACTTAGAAATGAAAATGAACTTATAAGACCTGAACTTGCTGAATTGGATGCCTTAGAACTTGATGATGAACCTATCACAAGTAATCCTAACATCAATTCAAATACAAATGGTGGTAACAAGACACCAGACAATTCTGGACCAAAGTCTAATCCAAATCCTGGAAGTACGGGTGGTCAAGATGCTAGTAAGGCTTATGAACAAGCTAAATCAAAAGCTGCTCCAAAGGAAGAGCCAAAGCCAAAACTAGATTCACAGCCAAAGGAAGAAAAGAAAACCCAAAAGAAGCAAGAAAAGTCTTATAGTCCTACAATGTTGGCTGAACAAGCTGCTAAGTATGATATTTCCAAAGGAACTAAGCAAGGACAACAGGGCAGTTACTATTATGTCGGTATGAATGATATGGGAACAAATGCTAATGATAGAAAAGAATTTGATAATGCTTATACAAAGTACATCAAGAATAATGCTCCAAACAAATAAATATATAAAAGGTTACGAATATGGCATTAACATCTATATGGAATAATTCATTTTATAATAAACCACCGATTCCTAAGTGGGCTTGGGAATTGGATTTCAAGTCATACTTTGTAAATGTTCGTGATGGTGATAATGCGGGTATGAAGAAAATGAACTATGCTGACAATCTAGCTCACGCAGCAGTTTCTTGTCAATGGGGTGCAAGACAAGGTAATTTGATTTCAGTATATTATGCCGGTGTAGAAGCTAAGTTACCTGGCCGTTCACAACCTACCGGTGATTTGACAATTAAATTCAATGAAAATACATCTATGAATGTAACCAAGATTCTTGAAGAATTGTATCACGCAGAAATTACTTGCGATTCGTATTTTACTGGGCAAGAAGGATATGCCTTCAACCAAGAATTTAATAAGATTGATAGAGTTATAAGATTGTTGATTCACGAACCATCAGTCCTAATGGAAATTGACCCTGATTCATTCACTTTGGCTAGTAAGGCAAAAGGTAACAAACAAAGTGCAGGAAAATTAAAAGATAATCAAAGAGATATTTTGACTGTCATTGAATATCATAACTGCATTATGTACAAACTAGACCAAAACGATTTGTCTTATGAAGATGAAGATGGTGTAATTAGTCATACAGCCACATTTAGTTACGATTATATGACAGTTGGTGGTGGTAGTGGTGATACAATGATTAACATTAACAATACTTGTAAAGTGCACATGTAAGGTTGAAATATGGGATTAGAATTAACAAAACAAATATATGGCAAACCGCCATCAACACCATTAACTAGCTGGATATTTAGGGTACGATTCTATTATCTAGGTGCTAATGGTTTGCAAAACGATTTTCAATACCAATTAAATCAGCCTGCAGATATTAGTTCAATTCCTATCAAGGCCGACCTTCCTAAGTTTGAAACAAAGTATGTTACACAAAAGTTCTTTGGCAGTGAAAAGTCCTATCCTATTTTAAGAAAGTATGGGGGTGATACTACATTGGAATTTTATGTGTTCACAGCCCGTAGTGATAATGCCTTTATTCTACACAATTTCTTAAAGGATTATATGAAGGCTGACTTGAATGGTGCAGGTTTGTATTACCACAAGGAATTTGGAAAAGCATTTGACCAAATAGACATAGAAATTTACAATAGAACAGACAACCACATTTATTCGTATAGATTGAAGAATTGTATAGCAACAAACTTTGATGATGGTTCATTAAGTTATGAATCCGACGATATTGTAAAGTTTACATTGACTGTACATTACGATGATTGGTATGTGGTTTCTTATGAAGATGACAAAGATAGTGATAATTTTGGAATGATTACATCCAGCTAAGGAGTGTTAAATGGGAATTGGTGATATAATTTGTGAATACGTCTATGGTAGTTTTCTTTTGTTGAAAGCCGCCCTTGAGGTAGCACAAAAAACATCTAAGGCTTTGCTAAAAGCTCTTGATACTTTATTCAATACATTATTGGAATTATGCCGTAATGTAATTGATATTGGTATTAAGACCATCTTAGATGCTATCCGAGTGTTCCAAAAATGGCTGGTGGATAAGCTGCTTAACTTAGATTTTAGTGCTTTGTGCGATGGTATGTTCAAGTGTACCGCTTTATTGGAAGAAGTATTAGACCCTAATTCTTTGTTAAGTAGAACATTGAAGAAATACACAAATTACAATTCTCGCCCACAAGAGGAATTATATGCAGTTGTAAACGATTTTAGACAATTCAAGGACACTATTTGTAACTTTGGATTTACATACAACTTTGGGCTAAGTGCTGTCAAGGCTATGCTTAACCAATATTCTTCTATGGTTAATGGATTCCTTGATATGTTGGAACGAAACAAAGAAAGAATTAGAAGATTCCTACAAAAGTATCTTGATACATTGATTAACATCGGTGTGTTTGATTTGTTGGATAAACTAAAGAAGTTCTTTGATTGCGTATTGATTGATACTGATATTTGTTCTAACATTAAGACCGCTAACTCATTCTACAATACGATGTTAGCCAAGATGTGTATTGAAGAAGCCGGTGATGGTTATAGACTTGATTCGGGTAAGTCTGCATACTATATGAACGCATTTGATAGTAGAATAAATCAATTAAAAAATTCTACAAAGGAACTACAAAAGTTGATTGACAGTATGATTTCACCTTCACAAGTCAAGGCCGCTAACAATGCCTTTAATTTGGCTGCAAACATATTCCCAGGTGGTGCTTCTTGGAGTGATATTAAGAATGGTAACTTTTGGAAGAAAAACAAGTGTTACCAATACTTTAAGATGAAAAGAAGAGCATTTATTTCTGCATTCAAGAATGAACACCCTGAACTAGCTAAACAAAGTTCCGATGCTATTCTAGGGGGTATGACCATTGATGATGCCAATGGATTTGTTACAGTAGATTTCGTAGATGAAGAAGGTAATGTAGTAAATTATAGATTTGATAGTTCTAATTTGCCTAATGGGGTAACAATAGAAACTGACAACGAAGCTGAATATGTACTTAACCAAAGTGGTGAAAAGTATGAAACCAATGGTGCTTTGTACAATGAAGAAACCGATGAAATTATTTCAAATCTAAGGGGTGCGATAGAAATTTCTATTCATAACAATGAAACCCTCAAAGCCCAAGTTCAGCGTAAGTGTAGTATTCCAGGTTACACAAGGGAAGATGAACTTATGAAAACATTTTAAGTGAGGTGATATTATGAATGTTTATGAACAACAAAGAGATATATTGTTTGAAGCTTGTAAAAAGGTGGCAACTGACCAAAAATGCCCAAAATGGATTGCTGACCTATTAAGGGATGCCGTTATGAAGGCTAAACAAACCAAAGAAGAATTTCCATCCCTTGATAATTCGTCAGAAAGCCCCACTGCAGCCATTCCTTTACAAATAGGTGACATAGTAGTCATAACCAACAATAACACTTCCTGCGTGGCTAAAATCATTGAAGAACCACCATTCCCTGGTGATATTCGTATTTTTAATGTACAAGTTACCGAAAATAGCAAAAATCATAACATAGGACAAATTTTTCATAATGTTCCAGAAACTTTTATGAGGAGAAAATAATGTTTGATTTATCAGCCAATCCAGACTTTAAAAATGTAGAAGATGCCAAAATTGTAAACCCATATTATGACATTAACGGTGATAAAATGGGAACAAACATTGACATTTATGGTAGTGATGCCCTTGACCAAGCTATTGAAATGGTTTTGTGTACTGAACCATACGAAAGGCTATTCAACATTTCTTTAAGTTCACCATTGTATCAAATTTTGTTCCAAAATTCTACAAACATTGATGCCATTATGACCTCTATTTTTGACCAAATAGAATATTGGGTTCCTGTTGTTGTTGATAGGGCAAATGCGGAAGTGGAACAATTAACATCTGAACACGCAATTAAATTTAAGATTCCATACATTTCTAATAATGGTCGCATTGCACATACTTTCAATAGAATCATTGGTAGATAATTTATAAATACTTTATGATAAGTTTTAGCGAGTATGTGAAATTGAACCAAAATAAGGCTTACAACCACACAGAAGTGGCTGTACCCGAAGTTAAAGTTAAAAAAGTTGTGAACAATGTTCTAGCTCCTGCTCCGGTAAAAGAAAAGGATGTATATGACTATTTGAAAGAAGCTAATCCTCAAGTATGGACTGCTAAAATAGTTGGTAATGAAAAATACCTATTTTACAATGAACACTACTTGAATGTTGGTGCTTTGCGTAAATCATTGAAAACAATTTACAATTCAAATGGTTATGAAAATTATGGGTTTTCCAAATTAGATGAATCCGATTTAATTCGTTACACTACAGTTCGTGAAATTATCGTTAAAGATTTCTTGAACACATCTGCCCCAAATGAACTTGACCCTTCAGAAGTGGCACAAAACATTTTTGATAACGAAATTAAGGATTTTGAATGGAAGCCACAACCTCTTAACATATAGGTGAATGTATGAATTTATTAACAAATAAATTGTTAGAGGTTAAATTAATAGTAGAACCTTCTATTATTGAAGAAACACTAACAAGAATGGGTATTCCAGATAACAAGAACAAAATATTATATCAGTCTTGTCATTTATTGAAACAATTTGATACTTACTACTTAGGACATTTCAAGCAATTGTTCGTTTTAGGCCGTGGAAAAGATGGATTCCCAGGCTTTGGTAATGTTAGTATGGAAGATATTGAAAGAAGAAATTCTATTGCATTTTGTTTACAAAAATGGAATATGATTGAAGTAGTTGAACCTTCAGAAATTGCTGAACACAATGTTAGAATTTTCGTCTTACCACATTCTGAAAAATATAAATGGCAACTTATCAAGAAGTTCAATGTTAAAAATTTGGAGAATGTTTAAATGGCTATTACAGTAAAAAATTTCATTTATAATGGTAAGCTCACAAACTTATATTATGTTGTTAAAACCATTTTAACAAACGATAATTATTGTCAAAGAAAATATCTTGATGAGATGTTTGATGATTGGCACTATTTCCGTAACATACAACTTAAATTAGGTAATGACTTAATCAATACAAAAGAAGGTAACAAGTCTTACTTTAGTATATCACCTGACCTTTACGAAACTTATGTTGATGCTATGTGGAGCATAAACAAACAACCTATTAGATGGACAGATATACCAAAGAAAGTAGAACCAAAAGACGATGTTCATTATGTTCATTACGATATGGAGGTTGAATCTATGGATATGAAAACTGCCAAGCAAATTCTTAATGAAAATGGATTCTTGCTTGAAGATACTAACACCAAAAGCCTTGTAGGTAAGTTTTGGGCTGCTAAAAAGAATGGTGAAACCTTATCAAAAGAAGATGCTGAAGCATTATTAAATGCCCCAGACTTTGATGAAGTAGTAAACCCAAAATA